AGGAAGGGCTGCATCAATTTTGTCAATTGCCGAATCAACTTCAGCAATGGTTGTTTTATTGTCTCGGATAAACTTGTTAGCTTGTTCTGGGGTGGTATCTTCTGCATCATTGGATGGCGGAAGATTAAAGAGTGATTCTAATTTTTTAGTCATACCAATATTTATTGGTATTAACGCTTACCCTGATGGAAAATCATGTCCTCAGTAACTACTCTAAATGTTAGACCATGTGCTTTGCACCATTGACGTGCAGCTTCCCACTTGGCAAGGTTGAGAATAGCAGCGGCTTGATCACGTATGTTCTTAGCACCTTCTAAGGTAGTTTCTTTTTTAGGTTTGATTTCAATAATTTCTGCTCGTTGGGCGCCGCCAGAATCTTGATATGTAATTAAGAAATCTGGTACATATATAGTATTTTTACCCGTTAATGGATTCCTGTAGTTAATGTGTACTGCTTCACTAGCCCATTGAATAATACTAGGATTGTTATCACAGAACTGCATAAACACAAATTCCCAACTTGAACGATATGTTGGGGCTTTGTTTCCTGCATACTTTTGCGGATTAGTTAATTGAAATTTGCCTTGAGCGTATTTTGCCATTATGGTAGTATACTTCTAGTTATAAACGGACTTGTTTGTTGAATCTGTTTAACCCCGATTGTGCTTGTGGGCACACGATTAAAGTTTAAAAATGCAGCTAAGTAATTATCAACTTGGCCGGGTGTTAACTTTTGAAATTGTGAAAGTACTGCCATTGGATCAAGATTTTGTGCTTGTGCTGTATAGATAACTGTTGCTGCTAACATTTTTCCATTTGTTGCACTACCTGTGTATTTTTCAAAATAAGCAACAATAATATCATTTGCAGCGCCAATGGCAAAATCTCTTGCAAAAAAGTTATTAAAAAACTTTTGCGTATTATTTTGTACATTAGAAAGGTCCGGACCTTGTACATTAGTTGCTGTTGAAATTTGATTAGTAGACATAATTAACTTGACCACCCTGCAGCAGCATCATATGATGAATCACCGCTAAACAATGCTGCGGTAACTGCATCATCTGCTCCGCCAAACGAGAAGCTTGCTAGGCCTTCGCCGATTTGATTTTGTATATATGTACTAGCATCGCCTAGTGCCGCAGTAACAGGAGTTGTAATGTTGTCACCAATGAAGCCTGATATCTCACTTTGAATCTTATTAGCAATTGGATTTAATGCATTTTGAATTGCCGAAGATGCCGCATTTGTTGCATAATTAATAGCCATGTTTTCGGCAGTTTTAAGTGTAGCACTTGGATTAGCGATTGCTGATACTGCCAGCCCAAGAACTGCTGTACCAGCTGGTCCTAAGCCTGATGTGATCCCACCAATTACTCCTCCAGCTAAAGTAGACGCTGCTCTACCAGCAAGACTTATAGTTGCCGCTTGTAGTTGTTGTTGTATTAAATTGCTATTACTAAGCCCCGAGGTTAAACTTCCTAATGCAGGTAATGCAAATCCGCCTGCGTTAACGCCATTGGTAGCCGACGTTGATAAAAGTGAACTTGTAATAGATGAGAATGAAACTGATGCCGCTAAAGCAGAGCTCGATGGCTGTGGTACAACTTGACCGCCACTAGTGGATAAATTAAAATTTGCTAAATCTGTTATTGTGTCTGGGGCAGTAGCAACGCCGCCATGCCCGTTATCTACTAGATTAACGTCAGATGGATTTGTTACTAACGGAGTTGGAGTATTGTCATAATGTAAATCTATATAACCCCCTACCGTATTTTGTGTAGTGTATCCTGTTTGATATTTTACTGTTTCAAATTGAACACTCATTTGGTGTTCTAATAGTCCAGTTCCTTCGCTTGTGTTATGTTCACCATGTCTAAAACTTGTAATGATAGGATTAATTAATTCATATTCGGCAAAGTTCTTTTGATACAAACTATAAATTCTTATAGCCTGTATATATTGATAGCTTTGATATGCATTAGCTGCATTATAACTACTAACAGGGCGCGGAGTATACCCCCATTCGAAGCTAGGACGCTCTTGGTACTTATTAACAATACTGTATGTAGCATCGTTGTAATCACTATCACGATAGAAGAAACTATAATAGTCATACCAGAAATCTCTTACGGTATCTGCTTGATCATCATGGAATACAATGTTAATAGGGTCATACTTAATTTTATTTTGAACTAAGTTCACACGATTATAAGCATTGTGCGCTTTAATATCCATTGTGAATTTTGGTAGATTGATATTTTTAACAATCATTCCCATTTCTTGTGCAGAAGTATTACTAACATTACTAATCAGTGGGTTAAAATCAAATTCTACATAGAACAAGAATCCGTACTTAGGACTTAATCGATAATTACCATCAACAAAAATACGAGATGCATGTTGATAACTACGCATAGTAGAAGATTTACTATTTAGGATATGATTTATGCTCATACTATTATTTATGGTCAATAAAAAACCCGGGTTTTAACTCCGGGTTTAATATTAATAAGTTACTTATTAACTACCAGTACCGCCTACTGCTGTACCGCCAGGGGTACCAGCTATTGCAGGTGAAACAGTAGCACTTATACCACTTGTTTGAATAGCGTTATCAAATTTAATAGTTAATGCAATCTGAACAGGATCATTACTATTATAGGCCATATCGCCCCAATCAACTTGACTTAGGAAGCAACCATCTAATTCCCACGATTCGAGAACATTAGGAGTAGTAGCGCCATTACCGCCGTCTAATACTTCGTATGTGATACTAAACTTATAGTCGCCGCCACTTGGAGCACTAGCTTGTTCCAAGAAGTCAAATTGCTTCTGAACTTGCTGACCAACCATTTTACTAACAGCGCCAGTGGCGTCGTCGCGAATGTTAATAGTTGTATCTTGCCACTCCGGTTTACCTTGTAGGAAAACCTTTGAGTTATAAACGTCAATTGTAATTGGGTTAAAATTTACGTTTGGGCGTTTAATGTCAACTACTTGTTTAGTTAATTCTGTTAGTCCGGCATTATCAACGCCGAATCCTGTAAATATCGCACGAAAGCGATATTTTAACTTTGGCATCAAAAGGCCTTGATTAGCGCCTGCTGCTTGTACCGAAAGTGTATTTAATGATGCCATTTTATTCTCCTGTTACTCTTATTTATCTAATTAACGTTCTCTTATCTGAAGCTAGCGATTGTGCCTGGGTTGTAAATCGCAATCGGGATAAAGATAAACTCTACATCACGTTCTGGTTCAATAGCAACGTCAACATATAGTTGGTTATTAGCAATAGTAGAACTTGTATTGTTGCTTGAATCGCAAATTACTAAGAAATCATATAACCCGCGATGAGCTAATACACTATTCAACGAACCACTAACTGCTGATGCAATTGATTTGCGTGTAGTAACATCATTTGGCTCAAATAAATAACCGTTTGCAATTGATTGGAAAATTGTACGTAAGTAATTTTCTAATCGAACAACGTTTACACGATTACGTGAAGTTGTTGCGCCGCTGCGTGTTAACTGTCCCCACACAACAAGTCCGGCACCCGGTAGTTGTGTTATTGGATTAATTTCTAATGTAGCCAATGCATCACGTAACCCTTGGTTAATAGAGTTATGAATGAATCCACCGGTTGCACTATTAATATAACCAATGTCGCCAATATTAGTAACTACACCACGTTGAGTACCTGCTGGAGCGAACCACGGATATGCAACCTGATCGTTATACAAATATGTACGTAACGCAGCGTGACTTGCCGGAACTACTACAGTATTACCAGATAAATCTGTTGTACGACCAGCTGGGTAATATACTGCTAAGTATGGACTAGCACTTGCACCAGCTATAGCCCATGTACTAGTAATGTTATTGTTCCAGTTTGTAAGGTCAACTGTATTAGGTGCTAGATCCATTGGGGTATCACCGATAACAAACGCTGTATCGCCACGGTTGCTATTTAATGTTAATAAATTAGGAACTACTTCTGGATATCCAGGGGCAACTAATAAATTAAATTGGAATGATAATGATGATGCATCAAGGTTGCTATCAACTGCCGATTGCATTGCACTAGCGATCATTGCTCGTTGTGCTCTTGCTCCAGAATTCATAACACCGTTATTATCTAAACCACTTGTTGTTACCCATGCATCTTTAATAGTTGGTAAAGTATTACCAGCATTAGGAACTGTTGGCAAATTAGGGAAACTAGTTGAGTTAAAATAGTTAGGAACAAATTTCTTAACATTATATCCACTACGACGCATATTAAACATTAATGTTCCACGTGGATATAAACGATAATCCGGAGCATCTTGATCAATATAATCACTGTTTAATAATGCAACAACACTCGGTAAATTGCTAGTAACAATATCAGTAGTACCGCTTGTGTCCCATCGCGCATCAGCAAAGATAATACCAGCAGAACTTGTATGGTCTGTATTATCAATTGCTACAAACTTAGTACCGTTATAACGATATAAACTTGGATAGTTAATTAAATCGCCACTGTCTAACCATAAATCACCTGCTACTAGTGCTGTTCCGTCGGTTTGACTTGTTGGTGCTGTAGAAGGAGTAACAATAACACCTAGTGGATCTGTTGAAGTTAAATTATATCCACGGATATCGCTACCTACGTTTTTGTAACCTTTCCAACCATTATTGTTAATCATAATGTCGATGTCAACTGCATCACTGTTATACCATAGTGTGCCACTTGCTGGTGATGAATGTGGTGCGCTAACTGTATACGAAACAACGTTAGTTACTTCAGTGAAACTATTAATAATAACACGGTTAGATTCAACAAAGAATCCTGAACCCTGACCAGCGACAAATCCTGCTGTTTCTAACGGTGTTCCGGCATTATCTGATAAACCAAGATTACCCCCAGTTGTATGTGTAATAGTAATTGTAGTTGTTGAACCAATAGTAGTTACAGATGCTGTAACATACGGAATGTTAGCAGCTAATAAATTAGCCACAAAACTCTGTGCTGTTGTTCCTGTTAATGTAACTGTTGTTACAAGTTGAGTTGCTGTACCCGGTACAGTTGAACGCACAATGAATGAATTACCAACAGTAAAGGTACCCGCTGGGCCGCCAGTTGCACTAGACATACCCATTTCAGTTTCTTCAGCAAATTTTAAAATGTTGTAAGTCCCATCAAGCACACCAAATAATGATAATAGCTGACCATTTTTAATGTTTGCTCCGCCGCCAATTGGATCTAGGCCATAAACTGAATCAGAGAAATATGGGAACATTGGTGCTGCTAGTTGTTGCCATTGATTTAAACTAGAGTTAAATTTACTAATAACTGGATTAAATCCATTTCCTAATGCACTGGTTTTCCACCAAATAGAGCCAGTTGGGCGTGGTGCATTGTCAGTTACAAACCAGCCAGATTGTCCATTGTTGAATGTCGGAGTATCTGCATATGAACCATAGAATAAAATTGGGCAATATGCTGTAGCTGTACCGGAACTTGGAACAGTTACAATACCGGCAGCATACATCGGGCTATGTGTGCCGTCAGTAATAATTAATTTACCATCAACAGTAGAACCATTACTTGTTGCAAGACTATTTACAAATAATAATAGAGCGCCAGTCGTTGATAGTCCAGCATATACCCCAGGAATAGTTGCGCCATTGATCTTAGCTACTAACCCATTATTACCACCAAGTGTAGTTACTGTGCCATCTGATGTAACAGGAACACTATTAATTGTCACAGTACTACTTGTTGCAATACTAGGATTATTTACTGTACCATAAATTGCAGGTAAACTTACTTGCCAATCCGGACTACCCACTAATACCCAAGTGTTTGATGCAACTGCACCAATATATGAGTTTGGGCCTTTTTTGTAAAATAAGCGAGCCTGTGTTGTTGTAGAACCATCTGTATTAATGAACACTAATGCATATTGGCCAATAGTACCAATAGAACTTATTGGGGTTGAGACAGTTATACTATTAATCGTTACATCAGATACTTGGGCAGGATCTGTGATTATTAACGGAGCAACTTCACTGAATGCGCCAGCTAAAGAATCTAGTGAGTTAATACCCCATGTTGTGTTTACTGTATCTAACCAAAGTGTGCCATCTGCTGGCTCACCAATTGGACGAACAGTTGTGCCAACTAGTTCAGCTAAATCAATATCAGCACGAATAGCAAATAGTTGATTAGTTAATCCTAGTGCGCTATGCGCTGCTAATAGTCCGTATTCGTTAACTTCACTGCCGTTAACAGGAGTACCAGTAGCACTTAACTGGAAAGTTGGTGTACCCATTTGTGTAACTAAATCGCGTTGGCTACTAAATGATAGTAGTTTTCCTGCGTTAGCCTTAGATGTACCTGTAGCAGGGGCACCGTTATATGTTTTATCTTGCGCTGTTGCTAAAATCACTAATGGTACTGAACCAACATTACCGTTAACTGATTGACTTTGGTCTGATATGGAAATCTGAATTCCTGGAGATACTAGTGCCATGGTTATATTCCTTTAAAATACATGTTATAGTTATTTATAATAAAGGTGTAAAATAGGGGCGTTACAGGAGCCTTTGGGAAGGTTAGGGTAATAAATACTATATGCTTAAACGTGATCTATGCCCTATATGTCGTGCTAATCCAGTATCTGTTAACTATATCCGAGATGGGGTGCGACATTATAGAAATAGTTGTGCTAGTTGTATTAGAAATAGTAGAAAACGAAAGCCAGAACCACCTGGGTGGGCTAAAAGCGGGTATAAGAAAAAGCCACATTGCGAGAAATGTGGCTTTAAGTTTACTCTTCCAGAGCAAAGTAATGTATTCTATGTTGATGGAAATTTAAAAAATAATAACGATTTTAATCTCAAAACTATTTGTTTAAATTGTACTCAAGAAGTATACAAAAATCGTATTCCGTGGAAACCCGGTCCTATTGTACCAGACTTTTAATGCTATTGTATAGATCCTCTATTGTGCCATTGTTGTCAACGATAACATCAAACTCTGTTCCTACCCACGCAGTTTCGCTAATATGAATACCAAGCCCGCGCAACGTTAATTCGGCACCCGGCACACCGGAATTAGCTTGGCAAGCAGTTTCGTACCAGGCAGGCAATTCTCCCCGTTTAACCCATACAATTTTACCCCCGGCATTTTTAATACTTTTTATTTCATTAGGGAATCGTACATCGCTGATAACAGTATTATCGCTACGTCTCGACAGGCGTGCTTCTAACGCAGCAATCCAAATGTTATCATGGAATGCTCTACGGCATACTTCTGTTCCCCAATACTGCAATACCCACCGAGGAGTTAAGGCAGGCATCGATAAACGTGCAGCCCACCATGGGTCTACTTGTTCTCGCCAAGCCCTTGCTTCTGGGGTACGTCCTTCTAATAGTTCTCGGTCCCACCCAAATACTGCGGCTACTGCATCTTTAAGTGTGCCGGCAAATGAATCTCTGCGGAATCCATGAAAGCCAACTAAGTAGTCAGCAATAGTATCCTTACCTGAACCAATAAAACCGCAAACGCCAATAATAGTCATAAAAAAGCCCCTAATGTATAGAGGCTATTTTTACATATTCTACGTACTTTGTCAACTATCCCATTAACCAAGTTAACGGTTGACTTCCATCTACATATAATTTTAAATCTTCTTCAAGTTTTTCCATTTCGGCTTGTGCTTCTTGTACCATTGTGGCACCATTTAAACTTGTTCCTCCTTGTGGACCGGCAATTTGACTAAACTTGCTGTATGCTTGTCCTAGAATACGTTTACAGAAACTGTATGAATACTCCTGTATCCACGGAAATGCTTGAGTATCGTTGAAGATCATTGCATCCGGCTTTGTATTAAATACCCAAAGCAATACCGATTCTTGCTGTGCAGGATCTGGGTTAGCACCCTGGAAAGGCATTTTACGAACTAAAATTAATTTCTTAGTAACTGGGTTAAATGTAAAGTTCATAAAACCACCAAACATTGTCATTGCTAACTTTTGATAACTAGCAAACATTTCATAGTTAACAAGACCACCAACACGGCCTGCTACTAACATATACGTGTTTAAGTAACCTGAACTAAATGGTTCAAATTGACTAGCACTTGTACCTGTTACACTACCAATACCACGTCTAAAGATTTGACGCACTTGTGTAATTTCTTTTGGTAGTATGTACTCTTGTGTTTCTGGCATTAGTGTCAAACTTGCATAACTTTCTTCTGTAGAATTTTGTGCTTTTTGACGATACTTAATCAGAGCTTGATTAATGCCCATTTCGTAGTGTTCTTTTTCTAACTCTACATCAACAATGCCATCACCCAGGCGCATACGCACATAGTCTGTGATTGCAGCACGCATACTATCATTGGTATTACCATACTCCCAATTTGGGTCAACTATCCCAGGATTAGTTACTGTGGGGCTTCCATCAAATGCAATGTGTGCTCCAGACTGAGTACCCGTTGCGGGATTAAACAAACTCTTTGCTGTTAAGTTATTTTGGCTGTTGTATCCAGATTCTACTGTTACGTTACTTGTAAATGGTGTTGACATTTAATACTCCGTTATAGAGTATTTATTACTGTACACGAAGTAACACTACATCTGCACTAATGCGACCATTGAGCTTTGTTTCGGTTGCTTTAATATCTTCAATAAACTTGCGTAATTGTATCTTAGTAGCCTTGGTAAACTCCT